GGCTCGGAGATGTGTATAAGACACCGGCGCCGCCCTGGGCGGCCGCCCAGCCCCCCCAGCCGCCCGCCGCGGCGGGCAACGCGCCCTTCTGGGCGCGCTGAGCGGGAGGCAGGGGAATGATCCCGCGCGACTACCAGCGGGCGGCCGTGGACGCCGCCCGCGCCAAGACCGCGGCGCACGGCAACACGCTGGTCGCCCTGCCGGTCGGCGCCGGCAAGACCGCCGTCGCCGGCTTCTACATCGGCGAGGAGGCGGCGGCGCAGCCCGCCTCCCGCTTCCTGGTGCTGCAGCACACGGACGAGCTGATCGAGCAGAACCGCGCCACCATCGGCCGGGTCGCCGGGCTGTCCGCCTCGGTGGTGAAGGCCGAGCGGGACGACTGGTCCGGCCAGGTCGTGTTCGGCAGCGTGCAGACGCTGGCCCGCTCCGCGCGGCGCGCCCGCATGGGGCAGGTTTCGCACCTCGTCATCGACGAGTGCCATCGTGCGGCCGCCGACAGCTACCAGGCAATCATCGCCGACGCGCGAGCCGCGAACCCGAAGGTCAAGCTGCTCGGCCTCTCGGCCACGCCCGAGCGTGGCGACGGGCGGAGCCTCCGGAAGACCTTCTCGAACATCGCCTTCCACCTGCCGATCTCGGCGCTGATCGCCCAGGGGATCCTGGTGCCGCCGCGCACCTTCACCATCGATGTCGGCGTCTCCGACGACCTGGACCAGGTGGGCGCCACGGCCGGCGAGTACGACATGGACGCCGCCGCGAAGGTGCTGAACCGGGCGGTGGTGAACGAGGCGGTGGTCGAGCACTGGCGCGAGCGCGCCGGCGACCGCCGCACCATCGCCTTCTGCGCCACGGTCGCCCACGCCGAGGCGGTCGCGGCCGCCTTCCGCGCCGCGGGGATCACCGCCGAGACGGTGACCGGCGAGATGCCGGCGAAGGAGCGCGCGGCGCTGCTCGCCCGCTTCGACCGCGGCGAGGTGCAGGTGGTCACCAACTGCATGGTGCTGACCGAGGGCTTCGACAGCCAGCCGGTTGGCTGCATCGTCGTCCTCCGCCCGATGCTCCACCGCGGCACCTTCATCCAGGCGATCGGGCGGGGGCTGCGGAAGGTGGACCCGGAGCGCTTCCCCGGCGTGGTGAAGACCGACTGCGTCGTCCTCGACTTCGCCGGCGCGGCGCAGCGCCACGGCTCGATCGAGCACGACGGGATGCTCTCCGAGGAGGAGGAAGCCGGGCCGGGCCAGGCGCCCTACAAGACCTGCCCGGACTGCGAGGCGGAGGTGCCGCTCGGCACCCTCGCCTGCCCGTTCTGCGGCCACGTCTGGGAGCGCAAGCTCCGCGAGAAGCGCCCGCTCCAGTGCTTCGGGCTGACCGAGATCGACCTGCTCGACCGCTCCCCCTTCCGCTGGTGGGACATGCACGGCGACGGCCACGCCATGATCGCCTCCGGCTTCGACGCCTGGGCCGGCGTGTTCTTCGACGGCGAGCATTGGCACGCGGTCGGCAAGCTGCGCCAGGGGCGGCTGCGTCATCTCGGGGTCGGCGAGCGCGCGCAGGTCCTGGCCGCGGCGGACGACTTCCTGCGCCAGGCCGAGACCAGCGCCGCCGCCACCAAGAGCCGGCTGTGGCTGAACCACCCGGCGACCGCCCGCCAGCGCGAGCTGCTCATCAAGGCCGGCGATGCCGATCCGGCGCTCGACTTCGGGCTGTCGAAGTACGCGGCGAACTGCCGGCTGAACTTCCTCTGGCACCGGCCGCAGATCCTGGCCGCTGTGTTTCCCAAGGGCATCGCGAGGGCGGCATGACGCCGGCGTTCGATCATGCCGTTGGCACCCGCACCGCGCGCGCTCTGCGCCGTCTGCCGGCGGCGGGCGCGCGGCTTCGGCTGGTTCGACCCGACCTCCTCGAAGCCGCCGCGGCCTTCCGTCTCCTTCTGCTCCATCACCTGCCAGAAGTGGTGGACGCGGCGCGCCGCCCGGGAGGCGCCCGCCATGGTTGACCTCACCGAACAGGAGCGCGCCGCCCTGCGCGCCGCGATCCGCGCCATGGCCGAGGTGATGGCCGAGATCGGCTGGACCACGCCGCTGAACGCGCTGTCGGAGCAGCAGGTGCTGACGCTCGCGGAGGTGGCCGTCGGCGCCTTCCAGGACGCGATGCGGCCGTCCTGTCCGTCCACCTCCCCGGAGGTTCCCTTCTGATGACGGAGGCCAGCCTCGACTTCAATCACCGCCCGAAGCCGCCGACCGCGGCGGAGGCGATCAACGCCCTGATCGACGCCGCGCTGGTGGCGGAGAACGGCACGCGGGCGCGCCGCGAGTATCTCGGCGGCTCGCGGCTGGGCGATCCCTGCGCGCGGCGCCTGCAGTACGAGTTCCTCGACGTCCCGCGCGACCCGGACACCGGCTTCTCGGGCCAGACGCTCCGCGTCTTCGCGGTGGGGCATGTCTTCGAGGATCTGGCGATCGGCTGGCTCCGGCGCGCCGGCTTCGACCTGCGCACCCGCAGCCGCAGCGGCGAGCAGTTCGGCTTCTCGGTCGCGGCCGGCCGCGTGCAGGGCCACATCGACGGCGTGGTCGTGGCAGCGCCAGCCTCCGCCCAGAGCGTCGTCGCCGTCCCGGCGCTGTGGGAATGCAAGTCGGCCAACGCCCGCAACTGGAAGGAGATCGTCCGGCGCGGCGTCGCCGCGGCCAAGCCGATCTACGCGGCGCAGGTCGCGCTCTACCAGGCGTACATGGGCCTGACCGAGGCGCCGGCCCTGTTCACCGCGGTGAACAAGGACACCGCCGAGCTGCACCACGAGCTGGTGCCCTTCGACGGCGCGCTGGCCCAGGCCACCAGCGACAAGGCGGTGCGCGTCCTGCAGGCCTGCGACGCCGGCGAGTGGCTGCCGCGCATCGCCGCCGAGCCCGATCACCCCGAATGTGCGCGCTGCCCCTGGCGCACGCGGTGCTGGTCATGAGCGCCGCCGAGGTGAACCCGCCGATGCCGGTCGCCCCCGATCCCGCCATGGTCGCGGCCTATGCCGAGATGGTCTTCGGCTGGTGCGAGGGCTGGGTCGCGGTCCGGGCGCTGGCCGAGAAGGGCGGGCCCGACCGCGCGCCGCACACGCCCTTCCTGCCCGCCGATGGCGAGCTGCCGGCGAAGCTCGCCGTGCAGGCGCGCTGGGCCGCCGAGGCGGGCATGGCGCTCTACGTCATCCCCGGCACGGTCGTCGCACCCGGCCAGGCCAGCGCCGAGCACATCGTGCAGATGCAGGTGGTGCTGGTCGATCTCGACGGCGGCGACATCGCCGCGAAGCGGGCGCATCTGGTCCGGCACCTCGGCCCGCCCAGCCTCGAGGTCGCCTCCGGCGGCGTCACGCCGGAGGGCCAGGCGAAGCTCCACCTCTACTGGCGGCTCACCGAGCCGGCCACCGGCGAGGACCTGGCCACGGTGTGCCGGCTGCGGCACGCGATCGCGGTGAAGGTCGGCGGCGATCCGGCCTTCCGCTCGGCGCACCAGCCGATCCGCGTCGCCGGGTCTGTCCATGCCAAGGGCGGGCAGCCGAGGCTGGTCGCCATCCTCTCCTCGGGCGGCGCGGACCGCGACCTCACGGAGTTCGCCGAGGCGGTGCTCGCCATGCCGCCCCTGGCGGGGGTGGGCAGCGAGGTGGCGCCGGACCCGGCGGAGGACCCGCTCGACTTCAACGGCGCCGGCCGCGGCGAGGTGACCGAGCTCTTCGCCCAGGTGGTGCGCGAGGGCGGCGCCGATGGCCTCACCCGCTTCGAGGCGCTCTCCCGCATCATCGGCTACTGGATCCGCCGCTGCCAGGACGGCTTCGTCACCGCGGCCCAGGCTTGGCAGGAGATCCAGGACTACAACGCCGCACGGATCAGCCCGCCCTGGCCCGAGGACCGGCTGCGCCAGGAGGCGGAGCGGCTGTGGCGCCGCGCCGAGGCCAGTCACCCCGGCACAGGTGCAGGCGAGCCCGACCAGGCCGTAGCCGAGGGCGATGGGCCGGGCGACGATGGCCCGCTGCCGGTCGGCTTCACCGAGGACGCCCTCGCCGCCGCGTTCAGCGCGCAGCATGGCGAGGACTGGCGGCATGTCGCGGTCTGGGGCGCCTGGCTCACCTGGACCGGAACGCGCTGGGAGCGCGAGGGCACGCTGCGCGCCTTCGACCTCGCCCGCCACGTCTGCCGCGCCGCGGCCAACCGCGCCAACAACGCCAGGGTCCGCACGAAGCTCTCCCAGGCCGCAACCGTCGCCGCCGTCGAGCGCCTGGCGCGCGCCGATCGGCGCCACGCCACCACCGCCGAGGTCTGGGACCGCGATCCCTGGCTGCTGAACACCCCGGCCGGCGTCGTGGATCTGCGCAGCGGCGCGCTCGCCCCGCACGACCGCGCCCTCTGCATGACCAAGATCACCACCGCCGCGCCCCGGGGCGACTGCCCGGCTTGGCTCGCCTTCCTCGCCCAGGTCACGGGCGGCGACGCCGAGCTGCAGGCCTACCTCCGCCGGGTGGTCGGCTACGCGCTCACCGGCGTGACCACCGAGCACGCGCTGTTCTTCCTCTACGGCACCGGCGCCAACGGCAAGTCGGTGTTCCTCAACACGCTCACCGCCCTCCTCGGCGACTACGCCACCGTCGCGCCCATGGACATGTTCATGGCGACCAGCGGCGAACGCCATCCGACCGACATGGCCGGGCTGCGCGGCGCCCGCATCGTCACCTCGATCGAGACCGAGCAGGGCAGCCGCTGGGCCGAGAGCAAGCTCAAGGCGCTTACGGGGGGCGACCGCATCACCGCGCGCTTCATGCGGCAGGACTTTTTCGAGTTCACCCCGCAGTTCAAGCTGCTGGTCGCGGGCAACCACAAGCCAGCGATCCGCAATGTCGACGAGGCGATGCGGCGGCGGCTGCACATGGTGCCGTTCACGGTCACCATCCCGCCCGCCCGGCGCGACAAGCGCCTGCCCGAGCGGCTGCTCGCGGAGCGCGACGGCATCCTCGCCTGGGCGATCGAGGGCTGCCTCGAATGGCAGCGCGTCGGGCTCCGCCCGCCCGCCACCGTGCTCGCCGCCACCGACGAGTACTTCGAGGCGGAGGACGCGCTGGGGCGGTGGATCGAGGAGTGCTGCGAGCGCGGCAGCCAGCACAGCGAGGCGACTGCGGCCCTCTACGCGTCGTGGAAGGCCTGGGCCGAAGCCAGCGGCGAATTCGTCGGCTCGATCAAGCGCTTCTCGCAGACGCTGAGCGCGCGCGGGTTTTCGCCCCACCGCACCAGCGCGCAGCGCTGCTTCATCGGCCTGCGCCTGCGCGCGAACACAACCCATTCCGAAATCGAGATGGAGTTCTGAGCGATGACCGATTGTGACGGATTGACGCGTCACTCCCCTATTGATGCCCTCGCGCGCGCGCGCGCGCGTGAGCAGTCAATGGAAAAACCCGCCGCAATCGTCACCATGCGTCACGGAAGCCTGCTCGCCCTCGACCTCGGCAGCTCTCTCGGCTGGGCGCTGCGGCTGCCGGATGGCAGCATCGCCTCCGGCACCGCCGCCTTTCGGCCCGGCCGCTTCGAGGGCGGCGGCATGGGCTGGCTGCGCTTCCGCCGCTGGCTGGACAGCATGGGCTCGAGCGCCGGCCCGCTCGGCAGCGTCGTCTTCGAGGAGGTGCGGCGGCACGCCGGCACCACCGCCGCCCATGTCTATGGCGGCTTCCTCGCGCACCTGACCGCCTGGTGCGAAGGCGCCGGCGTCCCCTACCAGGGCGTCCCGGTCGGCACGATCAAGCGCTTCGCGACCGGCAAGGGCAATGCACCGAAGGAGGCGGTGATCGCCGCCATGCGGGCGCGCGGCTTCGCGCCGGCGGACGACAATGAGGCGGATGCCCTCGCCCTGCTGCTGTGGGCGATCGACGCCCGGAGCGGTGTCCAGTGAGGCTGCCCGGCGCGCCGGCGCTCCCGCGCTGTCCGCTCGGCCGCGAGCCGAGCCCCGCCAACGCCGCCGATCTCGAGGCCATGCGCCGGCGCGTCTGGCGCGAGCAGGGCGTGGTCTCGCTCAGCGTCGAGGACATCACCGACCCTTGGCTCCGCCAGGCGGTCGTCAACGAGGCCACGCGGCGCTGGGGGCCGCGCACAGGAGGCCCGAGCCATGGCCGGTAAGCGCAAGAAGAAGGCCCGCACCCGGGAGGAGAGCCTCGCCCTGCCGAGCCGGTGGCGGCTGCAGCACGGCGGCTTCTCCGAGCCCGTGCGCGAGGCCGATCCGGAAACCGGCACGCCGGTGCTGCACCGCCGCGCCATCGACACCCTTGGCCTGATGCTCGCCAACGGCACCATCACCCAGGAGATGCACGATGCGGGCGGCTGCTTCCGGGTGCTGTTCCGGCGCGCCGCGCTGGACGGCATGGTGCGCGCCTCCCTGCTGCGCCTGCCAGGCCGGACCGCCGACGCGCTGTCCGAGCGCGCCATGGACGCGCGACGGCGCGTGGCCGAGGCGCTCGACGCGCTGGGCGGTCACGACAGCGCCGCCGGCTCCTGCGCCTGGCACGTGCTCGGCCTCGAGATGTCGGTGCGCGAGTGGGCGACGCGCCAGGGCTGGGGAGGGCGGCCGGTCTCGCCGCCGCAGGCGCAGGGCATGCTGGTCGCAACGCTCGGTGTGCTGGCGGGGCACTTCGGCCTCGTGCCGCGGACGAGGGCGGCGTGACGGCCGCACGCCGTGACCCGGCTTCGGAGCGAAAACAAAGGAACGCCTGCGCGGAAATGTCGCGTTGCGCCCTGGAATCCGTCTGTCCTATCCTGCGGCCAACTTGAAGATGCGCGAGCGCGAAGCGGCCGACCAGCCACAGCGTCGCTCGATCGAGACAGTGGCTCGCGAGCCGCAGGGTCCTTCCTGGGCCTGGCGTATGCGGGACGCGGAAGCGCGCAAGGTTTCTAGCGCCAGGCCAGTTTTCCAGGTTGCCAGCGTTGCCAGGTTGCCAGCCGCGCCGGCCACCATTCCACGATCACGCAGGTGCAGATGCCCCAGGCCCCATGGTCTGCGAGCGCCGTCGAGGCGCGCGCGGTCGCCTCGCTGCTGCCCTATGCCGGCAACGCGCGCACGCATTCCCCCGAGCAGGTGGCGCAGATCGCGGCCAGCATCCTCGAGTTCGGCTTCGTCGCGCCGGTGCTGGTGGACGAGCGCGGCGAGCTCATCGCCGGCCACGGCCGGCTGCTGGCGGCGCAGTCCCTTGGCCTCGACACCGTCCCCACCATCGTGCGGGCCGGCCTCACCGAGGCGCAGAAGGCCGCCTATCGCCTGGCCGACAACCGCATCGCACTGAACGCGGGATGGGACGAGGCGCTGCTGGCCACCGAGGTGGCGAAGCTGCAGGAGATGGGCGGCATCGACCTGGCGCTCACCGGCTTCGACGGCGCGGAGATCGAGCGGCTGCTCGCCGGGCTGGAGGCGGTGGCAACCGAGCCTGGCAACGGGGCGGTTGCCAGCCCGGCGGTTGCCGCCGGCAACCCGCCAGACGAGGGGGTGGGGGAGGGCGAGGCGGCCGAGGACCCGGGCGACGCCGAGCCCGTGCCCCCGCGCCAGGCGGTCACCCGCCCGGGCGACCTCTGGCTGCTTGGCGCGCACCGGCTGCTCTGCGGCGACAGCACCGATGCGGCTTCGGTCGCCCGCGTGATGGAGACGGAGCGCGCGGCGCTGCTCTTCACTTCGCCGCCCTACGGCAACCAGCGCGCTTACACCACCGGCGGCGTCTCGGACTGGGACGCCCTGATGCAGGGGGTCTTCCGGCATCTCGGCGCCGCCCTGCGGCCGGACGGCCAGGTGCTGGTGAACCTCGGCCTGATCCACCGCGACGGCGAATGGCAGCCCTACTGGCAGGGCTGGCTCGACGGGATGCGCGGCCAGGGCTGGCGGCGCTTCGCCCTCTACGCCTGGGACCAGGGGCCCGGCCTGCCGGGGGACTGGAACGGCCGCCTCGCGCCGGCCTTCGAGCTGGTGTTCCACTTCAACCGCGAGGCGCGGCCGCCCAACAAGATCGTGCCCTGCAAATGGGCCGGCACGCCGAACAAGGGCAGCGGGCTGCGCGCCGCCGACGGCGCGGTGAAGGCCTACACCCACATCGGCCTGCCGGTGCAGGAGATGCGCATCCCCGATGCCGTGCTGCGCATCACCCGCCACAAGGGCCGTGGCATCGAGACGGAGCATCCGGCGGTGTTCCCGGTTGCGCTGCCCGAGTTCCTGATGCGCGCCTACACGGACGAGGGCGACACCGTGTTCGAGCCGTTCGGCGGCTCCGGCACGACCATCCTGGCGGGGCAGCGCACTGGGCGGCGCGTCCGCGCCATCGAGCTTGCTCCTGCCTATGTCGACCTGGCGATTGCCCGCTGGCGGATGCTGCATCCCGCACTGCCGGTGACGCTGGCCGACGACGGGCGCGATTACGACGCCGTCGCCGCGGCGCGTGCGGGCGACGCCGTCCAGGCGGGGGAGGCGGCGCATGCTGCCTGATCTGCGCGTGGAGCGGCTGCCGGTCGCCTCGCTCGTCCCCTATGCGGCGAATGCGCGGCAGCACCCGCCCGAGCAGGTGGCGCAGCTGGCCGCCTCGATCGGCGAGTTCGGCTTCACCGTGCCGGTGCTGGTGGACGATGCGGGTGTGCTGATCGCCGGCCACGGCCGCATCCTGGCCGCCAGGGCGCTCGGCCTCGAGGCGGTCCCGGCGATCCGCCTGTCGCATCTGACCGAGGCGCAGGCGCGGGCCTATCGCCTCGCCGACAACCAGCTGGCGCTGACCTCGACCTGGGACGAGAGCCTGCTCGCCGCCGAGCTGCGCGCCCTGCGCACCGACGAGTTCGACCTCGGCCTGATCGGCTTCGACGGCGCCACGCTCGACCGGCTGCTGTCCGAGGCGGAGCCCGACGCGCCGGCGGCGCCCGCCGGCGATCCCGACGTCCCGGCGCCCGAGCCGCCGGCCGAACCGGTCACCCGGCCCGGCGACCTCTGGCTCCTCGGCCCGCACCGGCTGCTCTGCGGCGACAGCACCAGGGCCAGCGATGTCGCGCGGCTGCTGGATGGTGCGCGGCCGCACCTCATGGTCACGGATCCTCCCTACGGGGTGAACTACGACCCTGAGTGGCGGAACGAGGCCGGCGTCTCGGCGACGATGCGCACCGGCCGGGTGGCCAACGACGACCGCGCCGACTGGCGCGAGGCCTGGGCGCTGTTCCCGGGCGACGTCGCCTACGTCTGGCACGCCGGCGTGCACGCCCGCATCGTGATCGAGAGCCTCGAGGCGACCGGCTTCGCGGTGCGCAGCCAGATCGTCTGGGCCAAGCCGCGCTTCGTGCTGGGGCGGGGGGACTACCACTGGCAGCACGAGCCCTGCCTCTACGCGGTGCGCAAGGGCGCGACGGGGCACTGGCAGGGGGCGCGGGACCAGGCGACGCTGTGGCCGATCGGCACCGGCGGCGACGAGGACGCGGCGACCGTGCACGGCACGCAGAAGCCCGTGGAATGCATGCGCCGGCCGATCTTGAACAACAGCGCCCCGGGGGAGGCGGCCTACGAGCCCTTCTGCGGCAGCGGCAGCACCATCATCGCCGCGGAGACCGCCGGACGCGCCTGCCTCGCGATGGAGATCGACCCCCGCTACGTTGATGTGGCGGTGCGGCGCTGGCAGGACTTCACTGGCAGCTCCGCGGTGCTGGCCGGGGAGGAGCGGGCGTTCAGCGATGTCGCCGCCGCCCGCTGGGCGCGAGCGGCGGCGTGATCGATCGCGAGAATGCTTACTCGGCGATGCGATAGATCGAGTAGGACCCCTTCGCGCCTTCCTTGTTCGGACCGACCTGGCGGATGCGCTCGGCGGCGATCACGGTGATGCCCTGGCGGCGCTTGAGGCCCGCGAAGAACCCCCGCACCGTGTGCGGCTGCCAGCCCGTCGCCTCGCAGATCTGCGCCACCGTCGCCCCCTCGGGGCGGCGGAGCATCGCCAGCACCGTCTCCCGCTTGGTGCCCTCGCGCGGCCCGCGCGGCGCGCCGTCGGTCCGCTCCGTGGCCCGACCGCGCGTCGCACGGGCCGGCTTGCCGGCCAGCGCCGCGCGCAGCGCCTCCATCGGGCCGTCGAGGGCGCCGATCATGTCGCCCTCGCGGTTGGCGTCGTCGTGCCCGGCTCCATCGCCTGGGTTGCGGCATTGAACTCCTTGCAGAACTGCATGATGTTGAGGCCGCGCTGACCGA